GAAATTCAGGAACTTTCTCGACACGTTTCCGAGATTATCGAACCCCTCTTCCCTGTGAGTTGGGAAGCTTTGGTCGATGCGTAGTCTTGCAGAAGCACACATTAAGCCAGCAGAGAGTGTCTTTGCTAACACAACAGTGCAACTCGTAGGAGCCTTTGTGTTAGGCGTAGTTGTTATGTTCGGAGTAGGTTTCTTACCAATGGATGTAGCACACAATGCAGCACATGACACAAGACATTCATTTGCTTTCCCGTGTCACTAGGAGATGGTATGAGCAGAACCAGAAAGAAACCAAAGACAGGTGCCAAAGCAGTATCACATAGTTGCTCTAACAACGGAACATGTGCTTACTGCCTAAGCAATCGTATGCATAAGCATAACAAGAAGAAACCATTAACATCGGAGCTCACATGAGCATTGTAATATCACTATATGATTACACAGGTGTAGCAGTAATACCTTGGGCTGAAGCAGGTCACACTTGTTACTGCTATGACATTCAACATGAGAAGACTAGGGTAAGGTTGTTTGAAAGCGGAGGTTCTATACACTACCTCAAAGCAGACCTATATAACGTTGAGACTAATGTACTTCTACACGAAGAATACTTGAATGAAGATGTTATATTTGCTATGGCGTTCCCTGTATGTACCGACTTAGCAGTCTCAGGTGCTGCATGGTTCAAGTCTAAAGCAGAGAAAGACCCCGAGTTCCAAAATAAAGCTGTTCAGAATGCAAGAAGGTGTTCACAGATGTTCAGGAGCTGGGGTGTACCTTTCTACATAGAGAATCCAGTCTCAGTTCTGGCCACCCAATGGCGTAAACCAGACTACCGTTTCCACCCCTATGAATACGGTGGTTATGTCAAGAAAGGTGAAGAAGTGCACCCACTGTATCCAGACTATATCGCCCCCTCAGATGCCTACTCCAAGAAGACTTGTCTTTGGACTGGCAAAGGATTCAAGATGCCTGTAAAGGATCCTGTGGATTGTAAGAGCTATGGTAATAGCACACAACACGCCAAGCTAGGTGGTAAATCATTAAAAACTAAGAACATCCGAAGTGCAACCCCAAGGGGTTTCGCAGAAGCTGTATATCAGGCTAACCGGAGAGATACTGATGGATAAATTAGAACCAACATGGAAAGGATTAGAGAGTTTAGGACGTGTTGTTGATGAAAAGACTGATCCTGTATTCACATTAGATGACGACTTCGGAGATATGGAGGCTGTATCTGCCCTGTCTAAGCAGGTTGGCGGTGATCACTACAAAGAACAAGGTATTCAGCCCTTCGAGATTACCTTCAAGAACTTTGGTTATGATGGTGTAAGGCACTCTTGCTACACTAAAGTAAACAAGTATCTTACAAGAGAAAAGAACCAACATCGTGAGAACATTGAGAAAGCTATTCATGTTCTGCAAATACAACTAGAATACTTAGACAGAGGAACTAATAAATGATTAAGATGTTAACAGGTACCAGCTGCTCCGCATGTACTATGCTGAAGAAAAGACTAGACGCTGAAGGTTTAGTTTATGAAACCTTAGATGTTGAAAGTGACGAAGGTATGTCACTGGTTAAATCACTAGGTGTGAGGCATATACCGGTACTTGTAAAGTTAATTGAAGATAACGTAAAGGATACTCTGACAGGAGCATCGTACCCAACCATCAAATATAAGGAGTTCTTTAATTGATAGGAGTAATAATAGATGTAATATGGCTAGCCTCAGCACTTGCAGTATTGACATCAGTGGTGCTGTTCATGTTAAACCCACTGTACGCATTCTGGATAGAGAACAAGTACCATATCGATCTTGAAAGTGAACTATACCAAGCCGTAACTGAAGCTGTTGAGAAAGCAGCAGATGATGGATCATTAATAAGTATACAATTATTAGTCGGAGAACCAAAGATTGAAGAAGCCTCAAAAGAAGAAGAAAGTACCTAGTAATTCGTTGGGCCTACAGGCCTTGTCGCAGAATCAGTCACACTACATAAACTCAATAGATGGCAACGTAGTGTCAGTAGGTACAGGCTTTGCAGGTTCGGGTAAGACATATATCGCATCTACATGCGCTGCTCAATTTATGATTGACAACAGAGATAGCCGTATAGTCTTATGCCGACCTAACGTTTCAGACTCCAAGTCTATAGGGTTCCTTCCGGGTGAGGAACTAGATAAGATGGCACCTTGGATCACCCCTTATACTGATATATTACGTAAGCATCTTAATGGTAACTTCGAGAAGGCGTTACAGGCTGGTAATATTCAGGTAGTACCATTTGAGTACATGCAAGGTAGAACCTTTGATAACTCATTTGTAATCTTAGATGAAGCACAGCATACAACACCTAAAGAGATTGAGATGTTCCTGAAGAGAATAGGAAAAGACTCTAAGGTGGTTATCTGTGGCGACATACCACAGGCACGACTAGGCTCAAAGTCTGGTCTTAAACTTATAATTGATATGCACCAAGACAGATCACTGCCAGAAGTATCCGATAATATAGGTGTCACTGACTTTAACAATCCAGATGACATTGTAAGATCAATCTTCTGCAGAGAAATAACTAAAGCCTTTGACAGGCACTACGCAATGGGAGTGTAACCACATGATATTTGATACAAAGACATGGCTTGAAGCTATAGTAATAAGCTACAAAAAGGGACAACCTTACCTACTGCAGTATATACTTGACGAAGAAGAATTAAATAACTTAACAAAGCTGATAGATTCACTGTCTCAACTGAGAATAGATGAAGCTCTAGCTGACCATACATTAAAGGGGAATGACAATCAGTGAACAAATCAAATGAAATCCTATCAGACATAACCATATTCTCAAAGTACGCCAAGTACATACCCAAAGAATCCCGAAGGGAGTCATGGCATGAGCTGGTTTCACGTAACAAAGAGATGCACCAACGCAAGTACCCTCAGCTCTTTGATGAGATTGAAGGTGCTTATTCCTTCGTATACGACAAGAAGTCACTTCCTTCGATGCGTTCGCTACAGTTTGGTGGGACTCCTATTGAGCTTGCCCCTAATCGTATCTATAACTGCGCTTACTTACCTGTTGAAGACGTAGAAGCGTTCTCTGAGACTATGTTTCTGCTGCTTGGCGGCACAGGTGTAGGTTATTCAGTGCAACGTCACCACATCCGTAAGCTCCCTGAGGTCGTAGGGCCTAAGAAGCGTACACGTAGGTTCCTTGTATCAGACAATATTGAAGGTTGGGCAGATGCAATCAAGGTATTAGTGGAGGCTTACTTCAAAGGTGCTATGGATGTTGACCTTGATTACCGTGATGTACGCCCAAAAGGTGCACGTTTGATCACAACAGGCGGCAAAGCACCGGGTCCTCAGCCCTTAAAAGACTGTATTCACCACATCCGTGGTGTCCTTGATAATGCAATTAACCGACAACTGACATCCTTGGAAGTGCATGACATCATGTGTTACATCGCTGATGCGGTATTGACAGGTGGTATCCGAAGAGCAGCCATGATCTCATTATTCTCTATGGATGATGACGACATGCTAGGCTGTAAAGCTGGTGAATGGTACGTGGCTAACCCACAACGTGGACGATCTAACAACTCAGCAGTAATGCTACGTCATAAGATCACCTCAGTTGAGTTCCAGAAGCTATGGAAACGAGTAGAACTCTCAGGTTCAGGTGAGCCCGGAGTATACTTTACTAATGACAAGGACTGGGGGACCAATCCATGTTGTGAGATCGCGTTACGACCCTATCAATTCTGCAATTTGTGTGAGCTAAATGTATCAGATATATCATCTCAATCAGATCTTAACGAAAGAGCCAAAGCAGCAGCCTTTATCGGAACATTGCAAGCTGGTTATACAGACTTCCACTACTTACGGGACATCTGGCGTGAGACTACTGAGAAAGACGCACTGATCGGTGTAGGTATGACGGGCATTGGCTCTGGTGTAATCTTAAACTATGATTTAAATGAGGCAGCAGATGAAGTTGTTAAAGAGAATAAAAGAGTTTCTAATCTTATGGGGATCAATCCTGCTGCTCGCTGTACTACTGTTAAGCCTAGCGGCACTAGCAGCTGTGTGCTGGGTAGTTCTTCCGGTATTCACGCTTGGCATAATGATTTTTATATTCGTCGCCAACGTATTGGAAAGAATGAAGCGTTGTATCAGTACTTTCTGGAAAAGCATCCAGAGCTTGTGGAGGATGAGTACTTCAATCCCCAATCGCAAGCGGTAATTGAGATCCCACAGAAGGCACCTGAAGGATCCATTCTGCGAACTGAAAGCCCCATTGAGTTACTTGACAGGGTACGTAGGTTTAACACTGAATGGGTTGCCACGGGTCATATAGAGGGTCAGAATGCACACAATGTGTCCTGTACTATCTCTGTACGTGATGATGAGTGGGAATTAGTAGGTGAATGGATGTGGAAGAACCGTAATACCTTCAACGGTATTTCAGTGTTACCTTATAACGGTGGTACATATATACAAGCACCATTTGAGGATATCACAGAAGAACGTTACAACATGATGGAAAGCTCACTAACATCAATCAACCTAGGTAATATCATTGAGTCTGCAGATGAAACAGACTTAAGTGCTGAAGTTGCATGTGGTGGTGGTGGCTGCGAAGTACCTTAATATATAATTGAACCTGATCATGGTTCCTATAAACTGATCATTAGTCTTGGAGGACTACAATATGAGTAAGAAACTAATATGGGATTTAGAAACCAATGGTCTTATACCTGAGGTTGACACAATATGGTGTCTTGTAATGCAGGATATAGAGACTGAGGAGGTCTTCTCCTATTCA